ACCGACGTATTCTGTATGATATTTTGAAAAGGGTAAAATGAAAGACATAAAGATTGAGTGGTTTTCGGGAACCGGAAAAGGCGGTCAGCACAGAAACAAACACGCAAACTGTTGCCGTGTTACTTGCCTTGTGACTGGGTTAAAAGCACAAGGCACAGAAAGCAGATCACGCGAGCAAAACAAGCGTGTTGCGATAGAACGTCTTGAGTCACGTATACGCTCACATTTTGCAGTTAAAAAAGAGCGCAGAACGACTTCAGAAGTAATCAGGACATATCACGCTGTAAGGAATGATGTCAGGGACCACCTTTCAGGATTTCATCAGACATACAAAGAGGTTGTAATAGATAGGGACATTAGTAAAATGATTGAAGAGAGAAGAAAGGCTCATGCGTGAATTCTACGACAAAAACAGAACCTATCTTTTTGGCGCAGGTATCTTTATCACTGCCACTGTCGCACTATTCCTGAAATATATTGACGGCACAACGTGGATGATGGCTGTAACTGCGGCGGCAGGTATGTGGGGTATTAAGCGGACTGTGCAGGTTGTGTCGGATAACAAGGTGGAGAGCAGTAATGATGAATAGGTGACTTATGCTAACACTACTGGGGAAGCTGAAGTTCTATCTAATTTTGATTGCAGTGATCGTGGCGGGTGCTCTGTATATCAAACATCTGCTGCAGCAGAATGCAGAGCTGCGGATGTCGGCGGAGATTCTAGCGAAGTCCTACAAGCAGGAGCGTGAAAGAAACGAAAGGCTGAATGAATTGATTAAAGAGTCTGAAGAGAAGAGGTTGCAGCGTGAAAAAGAATTGGAGCAACAAGCAGAAACAATCAAGATGCTGGCGCGAAAAAGTAAGCAGGTACGCAAAGCCCTTAGCACTCGTTTGCCTGCCGGTATTATTAAGTTCCTGCGGGACAACTACGGTAAAGGTCGTAAGAGAGAAACCACCGGCTTACTGCGTGACACCAACACCCGTACCGGCGTGGCGCGGGTCCACCGTTGGCGACTTACTAAGCTTTACAAACCGGCTCGGTAGTGCGTTGAAGCGTGCTAATGACAAGGTGGTGTTGTGTAGGAAATACTACAAGAGGTGATCTTATGCTCCAGAAAATTATGTACTATCTAAACACCCCCGCCGCATGGACCAACCGTTATCTGCTTGGTTGGTTGTCGCAGGCGGCGAGGGAAGTGCTGTACTTTTGGCTTGCTGTAGTGCTGCTGGTGCTAAGCCTGTTCTGACTTGGTAGGCGACTTGCTTTTGTCTATTGCCGCCTGCAGCGAACTGTTTTCGGCTTTTAGCTCTGCAACAGTGTTTTCCAACTTCGTGTTGTCCTGCTTTAGCTCGACCATTCTTTTTATTAGATTCCTGTTTTCTTTTTGTAATCTTTCTATTAAAAATACTAGTTTAAGCGAAATAAGATGTATTCTAAATGCTTTAGACAAGCTGTTTGCAATCTCTTTTAAATCTACTTTTTCTTTATCATCGATGTTGTTCATAATTTTTCCTTATATGTTATATTGCGTATACAGCACATGCTTCGTCAACGCAGCTTTGTAAATATACGCCCCGCCCTTACCCTGTAGGTTTCTTACGTCTTCGTGCAATGTTTCTTTAGACGCCGACAATGTTATATAATTGTCTTTGTAATTTGCATACAGCGCGTCTTGATGCTTATCTACAAGCAACCCGGCATACACACCAAGCGCAACAATTCTATACTGTTTAGTGTGATAGCGATAATCGCCAGGATCGAGCAGTATACTGTCCGCCAAACTGATATTGCGCAACGTTTCTCCACTGTTTTTTATAGTATCGATAATAGACTCGGTAAGATAGAACCTGTCTGCACCGACGCAGACTACACGCGAACTACCTTCTTCATTAACCAGTAGTGCCTCGTAAATATTCATTGTGCTTTGTCTCCTTTTTTAAACGATAAACTATGATTGGTTTCATACTCTATGTTGGAAAAAGTATAGAGTATATCGTTTGTAAGCCGTGCTTCTTCAATACCGCCCTCCATATACATCTGAAGGTTTTCCATATCGTTTAGAAAGGTTTCTTCAGAGTGCGTTAACGTTAGATACTTGTTTGCTATCCGTCTTGTAAACACTCTTTTTCCATTGATATCGTCTACCCTCAATTTGTCCAGCACAGATAAATCTACCAGCCTGTACTGAATATTCTCGTTGATTCGCATGATCGGGTCTAAAAGTATCTTGTCCACTACGCGCAAGTCTACGAACTTTTCTCCATCCCCACGCAACTTTTCAACGAGATAGTGCAACAAATCCAAACTTTCCATGGCAATGTAAACAGATCGTTTACCAGCCTCCTCGTGCTTAAAATTGATCTTGTAAATTTTCATCTCTGCTCCTCTCGGCTCTTGTTTTTCATCAAATCTGAAACCCGGCGGTGCTCTTTCAAAAAAGACAATATCTGCTCTGCCAGCTCCTTGGTACTTTTTGACCGTGCTATTACTTCAGCCGTTTCCCTGTCAGTAAGCTGGTCGTATAGTACTATTTGTCTGTATGCTTCATCATTGTCGTACACTTCCAAAATTACACGCCAGGTCACTATCCTCTGATCCCACAGGTTGCAATTAGGACGTAATAAAATTTGATACTCCACAGCGTCTCCTACTCAAAGCATTTTAAAAACAACTCGTCATCAACAACTGTTAACAACCCGGTGTTGCTCTTGAACAATCCAACCGATCTGTAAAACCCGGGATTAAACTCAACACCGGTCAGATCACGCCAGGCCCTGACTGTCTCGCGACCAGGTTCTGACAGCATCCGCAGCAATGTGTCGCGGCTGAATGTCGCCAGGTCAAGGCCGTAGCACTCTAAGAACGCGCGTACTGTCTCGATACCAACTGTTTCATCCTGCGTGCTGAACGACTTCATGAACTCTTCCTGCGCGATGTCCTTCTTCAAAAGCGTCTCGAGAATCAGGTCGTCCAGCGTATCGTTAGCGACAAAATAATAGACAAAGGTGTGTTGGTCCTGCCCTGTCCGCCACACGCGCCGTACGCACTGGTAGATCGTCTCGAGGTTGTAACCAAGGCTGTAGATTAAAATATTACAGCATCCAGATGACTGCAAGTTGAGGCCATAGCCTATTGAGACAATATGGCCGATCAGCACTTGCAGCTGTCCAGACTGCCACTTATCGTACAGCCTGCGCTCTTGTGCATTAGTCGTTGCTGCGTTCAGCACACCGTAGTCGACGCCCTTCAGCACTTTTTCGATCGCTGTCAGCTCATGACCAAAATTGTAGGCAACGACCAACTGCGCGCCCTGCAGCTCATCGACCAGCTCCTTGAGCAGGCTCTCTTTCTCGCTATGAAATTTTAAAATCGACTCGCCCGGCAACGGCAGCCCGTTGTCATCGACGTCACGCCCGTAGCACTGACCCGTTGCCACCTGCATCAGTTTCATGATCCTGGCCGCGGCGTTTTTGGGCACGATCAGCTGATCGTCGCGAATCAGCAATCGTTTTTTGTCGAGTGTTTTAAATTCCGCGCGCGCTTTGACCGGCAAATTGAAGCGCCGTACAACCGGCACCAGCGGCGGCAGGTCCAGGTACTCGTTGCCAAAGCTGACCGTCATGTGGCTGACCGCCTGCGCGATCTGTTTGTCGGCATCGTCTTTTAATTTGTAGTCGTGCAGCTTGTAGCCGCACGGATAGAAATACGCGTTGCGGTACTGTGTAATGTAGACGCCCAGCGTCTTGCCGCCGTCCAGGAACTTGTATTGGCTGAACAGGTCTTGATAATTACGCGGTACTGGCGTGCCAGAGAGGATGACGCGGCGTTTAAAAAGCGGGGCCGCTTTGATGAAGAAATTAGTGCGCTGTGCCGTGTAGTTTTTAATTTTCGACGATTCGTCCAGACACAACATATCGCAATTGAGCGCACGCAGCTTGTCGGCCTCGATGCCGGCAATAACAATCTTGCCTTTGCGTGTCTTGCGCTTTTTGCAGTACTTGTCAAACCCGTCGATCGACATCAGCATGATGTCGTACTTGCCTTTACCGGCCAGACCGATTGTAAACGGCAGCTCCCACTTCTCGACCTCGTCTTGCCACACACGCCAACTGATCACCTTGCTTGGCGCTGCGACCAACAAACGCTCGACCTCACCTGCCTCTTTTAAATATTTAAAAGCGTGCAGGACAATACCGGTCTTGCCAATACCCGGTACCATAAAACAAGCCACTGCCGGGTTGTCTACGATAAATTCAATTGCCTGGCTGTGATGCGCCTTCGGTACGTACCTCACTTGCGCGCCTCCCTGAGCGCGTGCTCGACGATGTGACAGGCCTCTTTATCGTTATCTACAACATGGACCTCGCCACCGTTAGCAGTGAGACGTCTAATAATATAGCGTTGATAGTCTGACAGCCTGCCAGTGCCTGGCTTTTTAAATTCAATGAATATCGCCCGTCCGCTCGGAAGAAAGATGAGTCTGTCAGGCCAGCCCTGCTGATCGATTTTAGCCACCATCGCCTGCGGTAGATTGTGGTCTACGTACGTAGCAAAATCTTGTGTGATATCAGTTTCTTTCACAACCGGATCCCCTTTGTTTGATAGACCCACGCCAGCGTACGCGATAACTGGTTGCGCTGCGTACGCAGTTCGTAGCGCCCCATCTCGCCGCGTCCTGCACGTTTGAGCACCTGGCGCACGCCAACGACCTGCAGAACCGCGTCGCGTTTGCCCGTGTCGAGCAGCACGACATCGTGCCGCTTGATTTTAAAAACAGAGTCGACGATCAGCAGCCCGCCTGGGTTGCGGCGAACCAGACTGTACCAGTTGCTCTTGCTGCGCAGATCGTAAATGTACTGGTGGCTGTACGGGTTGCCGAGCTGCTCGGATTTTTCGAGAATGCGCAATTCAGCCATCGTCCTCACCTCCCTTACACGGACCATCGTTGCTGACATGATACGGGCAGTACTTGCAAGCCTGCGGGTTCTTGTCGAACTTCTTCGCGCGCGCAACCTCGTTGTATTTTGCGAGCCACTTGTTTTTAAGCTTGATGAAATCCTTGCGCCTGGTGTAGCTGCCGGTACTGACCACACCGACTTTACCCGACCACACCTGCGTATCGATGCGGTTAGTGTCGTAATGACAAAACGCGAGCATCGCCATCATCGCCATTTGATCAATGTGCTTGTCGTAGTAATTGCCGCTCTTGTAATCGACGATTACAAGTGACTTACCGACCCCATAGATCACATCGGCCCGGCCACGAATCCATACGCCGTTCCAATCGTTAAACGTCGTCGGTTCGAAACGTTTGGTAATCGACAAGTCGACTTCCGCTTCCGCCTCCTGCTCGATCGCGACCTCGATGGCAGGCAGTATCATTTTAAACTCATCGGGCAATGACGCGACGCCACCCTTGATTGCGTATTCCAGCTTCTGATGCAGGTCGATGCCTTTTTGCATGATGAAAGACGGCTTCTGCTTGATCTTGTCGATAACTGATAATTTAAAACGAAACCGGCATGCGTCAAACGCCTCAAAACGCGAATAAGACATCTGATATTTCATCGGCGCTTACCCCGCTTGCATGGGTGTTCAACCGTAACGATCTTGCACGCTGCGCGCTTCTCACAGTTCTCAGTCATCCAATACACCGCTGCAGCACCGGCAGGCGTGGTGCGCAGGATCAGCTTGCCCTTGTCATAGCCGGTATAGTAGACTTTGTGCGTCTTGCCGCGGAACCTGACGATTGCCTGGTAGCGCTTGCCGCAGCGCTCCAGGAAGGTGATCTGCGCGTCATAGACGTTAAACTTCGTGTGCTGCAGTTGCGGCTGCGCGGCTGCAGCGAATAACAATAGTGTCGTTACCATCTTATCCACACCCCTATGTTGTAGTTTAAAAAACACAGCCAGATGCCGTTGCGCCTGGTCCAGCCATCGCGACCGAACAACACTGCCGGCAGCAACAGCATCATGTCGGTCTTGCCACACGTCACACCAACCTCGATGCCCGCCAGCTTCATTGCTCTTGTCCTCTGCCGTCTACACCAACCAGGCTCATGTGCTCAGTAAACCCGAGTAGATAGGACGGCGTGACGCGCAGCGCCTTGCACAGCCTCACAAAACGGTCCAGGCGCGGATAGCAGAACCCGGTGATATATTGGCTGATCTGCGACGGCGTAATACCGGCCTCTGAACAGATTTCGGCGCGCGATTTGTCGTGCGCTTCGACTGCTTTTAAAAGTCTGTCACCAAACTCGCGTTTCGTAAGACCTGGCAGCTGATCGTTGAAAAGATTCGGTCTGTTGAACCCTTCAAAATCGAGCAGGTACTCCGGCGTGTGCTCGAGACCGGCGCACAAGCCATAGAGATCGGGTATTGACGGCGATGAGATACCGCGGAGGATACTGCTGATATGATCGACGTAAATACCGGTGCGTTCGTTGACATCTTTATAGTTTAAATCCATCTCCTCGACCACACGACGAAGGTTCTCGCAGAAAAGAGTGCGTAAATGTGTTCTACCGGTAGCTGACATAACTCACCTCGTTTTTTAAAGATTGATCAGAAACAAAACCCAGCAGATAGGCTGCCGAGCAGTTGAGTGCTACACACAAACTGAAAATATGTCTCGCATTCGGCCCAGCTTCTTCTCAATCTCGCGATCGCTTAGCCCTTCAAGGCCAAACACTTCAACCATACGGTCTCTAAACACTTCGTGGTTGAACTTCTTCACTTCTGCCACCTCCGCTTTTTCGCATCCGCCCAGCTGATGCAGCTGGCCTTACCCTCTGTCAACATCGGTACGTCCATCTCGACCGACTCCATCGCCTCTTTGATCAGCGCATCAGTCTTGGCACGTTCGAACTTGTCGACCGATACGATCAACTCGTCATAAACCTGCAGCATGATCCGCCCGCGGCCTTTGATCGCATCATTGACGCGGATCATGGCCTCCTTGGTCACATCCGCCGCGCTGCCTTGGATCAGGTAGTTGAGCATCTTGTACTCTTTGCTGCGCCCGTGCTGATCCGGCGGCTCGACCAGGTACTTGCGCCCGCCCCAAGTCGTTATAAACTCGCCAGCCGCCGCGCGCGCCTTGACCTCCTGCTCCAGCTGCTGGATGCCCGGAAACGCTTTGTATAGCGTATTTTTAAGTTGTCGTGCTTCGCGCATGTCGACGGGTCTTTTTAATTCAATACTCAATTTGTTGGCCAATGCTGCCATACCGAAACCATAGACAATGCCGAAGACAATAGTCTTGACAGGTTTGCGATCGATACTGGTACCGAGCATGTTGTAGATCGCCTCTTTAATCATCGTGTGCGCATCAGTTTCGGGACGGTCGATGTAGGCCTGCATGAACGCGTCGTTCTCGAAATGCGCGAGTATGCGCATCTCTTGCTGAGAGTAGTCACGCAACAGCAGCACCTGGTTCTTGTCCGGTGCAACGTAGGAACGCATGAAGGGCAAGCTGGTGTCGTCCGGGTTGCGCGGAATGTTTAAAAAGTTTGGATTGTGGCTCGACGGCCTGCCTGTGCGTGTGCCATTATCGCCGCCGTACGCGCCAGGTGTGCGAACCTGACTGAACTGCGGATAGACATGGTCAGTCAATCTGGAGCGCTCCAGCCAGGGCGTCATGAACGTGCTGACCAGTTTTGTATAGCGCAAGTAGAGCTGGTAGTTTTTAACAAAGGTCTTGTCTTTGCAGCACGCAGCAATGTTGTCGCGCGACACGCTGCGCTTGCCCTTCGCCGTTGCGACCCACTCATCAACCATACCGGCGGCTTCCATCGCGTCGGCCAGCTCCTCTCCGCTGTCGATGTTGACATCTCTATTTTTTAATTTGCGACGCAGCTTCGAGCGCAGCGCAATGATGCGCGCCTGCGCACGTTTCAGATCGTCGTTAAGCTGCTTGCGCCTGATCCTGATACCTTCGCGCGACATGTCCATGAAAATCGGCAGGCAGCGCTTCTCGCGCGCGTAGGCCTCGAGCATGCCGTAGTCTTTGACAAGCGGCAGCATGTACTTATAGAGCCGCCAGGTTAACTTGACGTCCATTTTGGCGTAAGGCGCGACGATAGCTGCCGGCGCCTCGGCAATGTAGGCGCCTGGTGGTGTGGCGCGGGTCGGCTTGATATTACGCGGTGCCATGATATGTTCAATGATCCACGCGTGCAGCTTATTCTGTTCATCAGGCAGTACGTCTAAGTACTTCTCGCCGAGTGTTTTTAAAGCAAGCGACGGCTCGCGCGGATCGTTGAGATACGCCAGAAACAAAGTGTCCTCGAACTTGCGCGGCGCTTCGAGGCGAAACCAATATCGCGCGACCTCGATATCAAACGCGGCATTGTGAAAAATGCAGTTGTCATCTTTAAAATGTGCAGACAGCGTGTTGCGCGCCTCGTTCTCGCTGCAGTTGTTACCCGACGGATGTCCCCAGGCCCAATACTGCGCTCTGCCGTTTTTTAAAATCGCAACGCCAACAGGGCGCGGCGGCAGCGGCGATGCCGGGTCAATCGCAGCAGTCTCAAAATCGATGACGACATCAGCCATTGCGCAGCTCCTCCAGTTTACGTTTTAAAAGCAGCATATAGTAGCGCCGGTACAGACGGACCAGGTATGAGAGCCGATTTTTGGTGTTCTCCTCGTACACGATCAGATCGCGCACGTTCTCGAGCTGCGCGTACTGCAAGTATTTATTCAGGCGCACCCAATCCTTGAGTACGCCAACATCAGTGAGCTTCTTGTCTTCCATGACGCTCACCATTTTTTCTTAGCAACGGTCTTTTTCTTCTTGACCGCACTCTTCTTGCGCGCCTTCTTTTTCTTGACCGGGATCTTCTTCTTGCCGGCAGGCCCCGAGAAGTCCTTGTCTTCAGACTTATACTTGTAGTCCAGCGCGCTGCCGGCACTGTTGGACATATCGAGCGCCTTCTGCACCAAATCGCCTGACTCGAGCGGTGCGACCAGTTCAAAAGCCGGGTGATCGTAACTGCCCGTACGCTCGAGACGGATCCGGGTCACGACTGCAAAGATCGGCAATTTGAGTACACCGGCCACAGCACCGATGTGCTTTTTGTAGAGCGAGTAGCTTGTGACCGGGATGTTTAAAACCGCCGTCGATATCTTGCCGGGCTCGTTTTCGGCGAACTGGTTGGCTTCCGCAAGCAACAAGCGTACGCGCGTCGAGCAGGCCTTACCTTTGCCGGTTTGGCTCGTGCCGTATTCATTCTGCGGACAGCCGGCGCAGGTTTTATGCTGCGCATCGACTGATTCTTCGCATGGGCGCAGCGCCTCGTTGATCTCAGGATCGGTATCAGACAGCGCGAAGCAGGCTGGCGGGGTCTGCTCTCCTTCAACATAAGGACCATCGTAATAGACGCGCTCGAATTTGTGGGCGAGAATGATCGTGTCGACGTACTTGCCGTCAGGATCCGATGTCGTGATAATGCTGTCATTCAGCTCAAAATAGCCGTGCTTGTACTTGATAACGTTGCTTTCGTAGATCGCAACGCCTTCGACCTGCTGCTGTGCGACTTCGGCGAGCTGCTGACGCAGCTCTTCAGAGATTGCAACCAGGTCTTTTTTACTCGATACTTTTTTACGTGGCATTTTAAAGTCTCCTATTTAAATTAGTTTGATCTTGATGTCTTGCTTGGTGAAAATCCCGGTGCCCGGAATTTTTTTACCGTCGGCCAGCAACTCCAGGCAGGCCTTTTGCGACAACCGGCGCTGCAGGATAAACCAGCGCTTCGTGCGCGCAATGTATTTGTAGACGTCGTCCCATTCAGACACTGTTACGATGTCGGTGTCGTGCACGTTGAGTTTCGCTTTAGCAGTCTCGAGCATCAACACGTCGTCTGCCTTCATGCGCGCGTAGAGTTCTTGTTTAAGCGTCTCTTGCTGCGCGCGCAGCGCCTTGTTCTGCTCCTCGATCTCGGCCTGGCGGGCCTTGTTGGTTTTGAGTTTAAACTCAAGCTGTGCGAGTTTGTTCGCAAGTTGTTTTAAAGTCATAGCGTCCTCGCTGGTTTAAAAAGCCTATACGTGCGCAGGGAGAGGGCCGCACGTATAGGAAGGGCACACATGGAGGTAACTAAACAGCGTGTTTGCTGTAGTTCACATCGTGCTGTAGCCACCACACCGGGTCGTACAGCACGATTTTCTCTCCCAAACTAAACTTGTCGTCGCGCCAGAACAGCGCGATCTGGCTTGCAAGATAAGAAGCGCCTAGCACTTCCCGCGCTTTTAAATACGACGAGTTGAAAGCGCTTGAGACGTGATTGCCGTCGCTACTCAGAAACTTGACCATTGCCTTTGTCCTCCTGCTGCTGTTGCAGCTCGAGTTTAACGATCGCCGCGCGCATCAAGATAAGCTGATAGCGCACGTCCTCGAGGTCGCGCTGAACCTTTTTAATTAAAAAGTCCAGGCTGTTGAAGTCGATTGATTTAGACATCGTCGAGTATCTCCTGCCAGCCAGTAGTCGTCTCGGCAAAGATACGCGGCATGTTGCGCGCCTCACGCGTTACAACCAGCTGGCACTTGTAGGCCCACGCGCCGAGTGCCGTGTGAAAATAACGATTGACCGCCGCCTCTGTGCGCCGGTCGATATAGCTCACTTTGACCTGCATCGTTTCGCCTCCTTTTAAAGCCTGATCGGCATGATAATGGCCTGGAGCACAGGACTGCCGACATGCGACACCGAATGCGCCGCGTTTTTCTCGTTGAACCCGATGCGCATTTGCTCAAACTCACGGCCCGGTATTACGGCGCTGGCGAGTTTGTGCAGCGCTTTGTAGTCCAGTCCAAGCTCGTGGTTTGGTTTTTTCAGTTTGTTAAATACCTCGTTGAGCTTCTCAACGATTCCTCTCATATAGACGCAAGGCGGTGGCGGTGGGAACTTCGTGCCTGACCTGGTCACCCAGTCAGTGCCGTCGAACCGGAGCTGAAACGGCACATCCTTGTAACATTCTTTCTGCGCCTGCAGCACCGCGGCGTGTGGCACCTGGACAGGTAGGTCGGCGGGTTTGTTCGGTTCTTCTTTAAACTCGACCGGGAATCTGACTGCGTAGATTCCAGTCGTTGCATAGATAAAACGACTGTCGAGAAACCAGTGCTGCAGGTAGGAACGATCGTCACTGCCGTCGTCCGGCAGGTCTTTGATCTTGCTGCGGCGGTTGATCGTTGATTCGAAGATCATTGGTGTGCCTCCTCTAGTTCTTTTTCGATCTGGGCAAGACGCTTCAGCAACCTGTCACGTTCTGCTCGTAGTTTGTCTTTATCAGTTGCTGCGCGGAGCATCTTCGCACCGGTTTTCTCAGCCAGCCAGCGGGGCAGATGCATTCGTAATACCGCTTCTTCGCCTACCATTTTGCAGTAAAAATTCTTCATGCTGCCGCCGCTGGTGAACCCACCTTTAACCACCGCAACGCCGTTCGACAGTTTCGCTCCGCTGTCACGACCAAATGCGGTCGCAATAACAAAACCGTAAAACGTTATCACGTTTGTACGTCCTAGTTTTTCATTAGTTACATCCGTATCAGACAGCGTGATCTCAACCGCCACCATATCGTCATAATATCTACTGTACAGACGATCAAATTCGTCCTGCATTAATTCAGGTGGCCCCCAGCGTTTCTCGACTGAGTCCCAATGCGCGCCCATTTTACGTGCCTCTCTATTAAAATCTGTATTAATCATTGCTGTGCCTCCTACCAGCCCCGCGGCTGGCTCAAATAGTTATAGATAGTCTCGACCAAAAACCCCATCGGTTTGTGATCGATCGCAAAAACGTCGATGATGACGATCGTTGCCAGGCCTGCGACCAGCGCCGCGAGAACTGTACCGACGATCATCAACCAGTCAACAAATGTGATGATGTCTTTGATTTTCATTCTGTACCCCCTCAATATTTAAAAACAGTCCATGTCATGGCTACAAGTAAAATTACAAACGTCACGGCTGCAATCAGCATTGCGCCGACGGTCATAAGCCTAAAGAACAAAACGACGACTCTACCCATCAGAAAAACGCCCCATAGATATCCCAAATCTGCTTGGCCTCGTCAGAGATGACGCACCGCCAAGTGTAGCTGCCGTGACGTCCGCGCTCGCTGATCTTGTCTTTGTGATCGAACGGCAGGGCCTCGTAAAAACGCCGAGCAGAACCTGATGCGTCAACGTCGAATACGTGCCGGCTGTGTCCGCGACCCTTTAGCGGTCTGGCAGGCTTGCTCTCAAACACATAGCCCTCGCAATCCGCCCGGCCACCGAATGCTGCGACGATCAGGCGGAACAAGCCTTTTTCAGCCAGGATCATCCGACCTGCGACCTGGCCGGCAGTGGTAGTGATATCGATCGTTGGTTCAACCATTGTCGATATCCTCCAGCCCAACAAACCCGACGTGTCGGTAAACGCTGCGTTTGACGACGCTGCCGTCCGCCTGGCGCTCCTCGACCGAATCGCGGCACGAAAAACCGTAGACGTAAGGCAAGCCTCGGGCCTCGAGCGCACGCTCAAGCGCGCTCATCAGCCAAGGCGCGCCGCCTATCATGACGGCGTCGATGAAAAATGTATTTTCGAAAACACCTGACGTATTAGCCGCTATATACAGCGCTTTGAAAGACAGTTCCCGCGCGCGTTGCTGAACCTCCTTAGAAGTCGGGAGAGTTTTAAAATCGAGAAGACGACATACCTCTTTAAAATCGTCTTCAGGAAGATCCATCACACCCTGTTTGATCTGCTCGGGCGTGGCTTTGTGTTGTGTTAAATTTAAGATTCTCATGTGTGCCTCCTAAAATTACTCTTCAAACTCTATATTAATCGTAACTTCTTCTAGCCCAAGATCCAGGAGGACGCTACGAATTTCCCTAAGCGCCTCTCCAACTCTCCTATGATGACGTTCGACAGATAAAGGGAGATACTCGATCTCCAGAGTTACTGCGCCGTCTTTCAGGTCCTTCAACTTCTCGCGTATATCCGCGCGAAAAAATTCACTGATTTGTCCGCTATACGATGTCATTGTTAGCTCGCTCAGTTTAATAACCATTGTGTGCCTCCTTTGTTTTAAAACGCCCAACAAATGATATGCGGGCGAACGATGCCAGCCCAGTCGGCCAGGCGTGCAACGATGACCAGATCGGATTCGACCGGGTCGGTCTCATCTTCGCGAATATAGTACAGTCCGTGACTGACTACCGCGTCGCGGTTGATCTGATCGATCGCGCGTCCGTACGCATGGACACGCTCAGGCTGCAGCGTGATGACGCTGCGGCGCTCAAGACGCGTATCGACAAACTCGTTGTCGATGTAGTGCCAATCTACATCGCCGTCGCGTACCCAGGCCTCGATCATCAAATTGACGATCTGATGGCGGATAGGCTTTGCTGTTGGCGTGTTGTTGAGCCAGTCGAAAAGGCCTACTTCTGTTTTAGCCATTGCAGGCCTCCTTGGAAAGAGATTTGGAAGGCGCCGCGGATGCGGTAGGGGAAGTGGCGGACTTGTCAGCCTCGCCGAGCGCCGCGGTAAGCTCTTTGACTGCCGCAGCAAAATTTTTATACTGCGCGACTGCACGACCACCGCGGTCGCACAGCGCGTCTTCGCTGGCACGGGATTCCAACCGCGCCAGCACCTGGAACGCCTGATCGAGGAGAGCAGGCGCTTGTTTGCTGGCCTCGGTCTCAAGGCCAGCGGCTTGTGCGCCGCGAACAGACGCCGCGGCGCGGATTAATTGTTTTGCGGTTACCCTTCCCATCGGGCCCACCTCCTTCACTATTACGTTATACACTTTAAGATGCCGTAGGGCATGTTAAAGTGTGACAGCTATTTGTAATGCCCGGCTGTCACGGGCAGGTACAGGACTGCTTTTAGGTGCTGCGACCCGCGCCTGCACTCGCTACGCCGCACCCCGGGTTTTTCGCCTCTTTGGAGCCCTACGCCCTCCGAGACTACTGCCCCCGCTCCCACCGATCGAGCTTGCTGCCCAACGCTGTGTCTCCACAATCCGCTGGATAGGACGCAACAGCGGCCTAATCGGCGGCGGCTTTTCGGCCGCGTCGCTGGTTTTCTTTCCCGCCCGTCGGCGGGTGCCTTATCCCAGCCACCACGCTGATTTTCTATCCCGGCCAGTGGGTAACCGGTAATCCCTGGCGCCTGGTGGTAGCTGCCTGGGATCTTAAGATCCCGCATGGCTACCGCGCCCCGTGCGCCGCTCTTGACTATAGTATCGGTCAGGACGCTGATAAAATCAAGTGTTATTTTAAAAAATAATTAGTTTAGAATCAACAACTTGAAAATTATTTTCGCATTAGATTTTACTAATGTGTTTTTAAGCAGGAAGTGTGCCAGGAATTTAAAAGGATCCAAGCAGAAAGCGTGCCAAGATTTTTAAAAATATACTTATATATGGGCTCACAAAAGCAGGTTTTACAGTATCAAAACTTCCGCTCCCGCTTTTGCACACCGGCTGCAATTTTAACGACGTTGCTGTTGTACTCGTCACGCCAGTCCGACGCCGACGCTTTATCCCAGCGCTTACTGTTTTTAATTGCCCACAGTTTTTTAACGCTGTGTGTGCCGATGCGAATCTGGCGCATGACGAAGCCCGCACGTCTTAGTGCTTTGGACATCGCAATGCGCGTGCATTGGCGCTCGCCGTTTTGCGTGTAGATTTTAACTAGATCGCTGACAGTAAACAGGTCGCGTTTAACGACATGGCCGCCGAGCAGCAGCGCGCTGTCTGGATCATGGCGCAGCTGGTCACAGAAACTATCGACATCAGACAATGACAGGTTGATCATGTCGCGTTTGCTCTCTGTCATGATCGCTGGCGCGGTCGGGTCGAATGCCGAGACGTCGACTTCGTTGAGCATATAATGAAACAGCGCGCTTGGTCCGGACGCGGCAACCCAGCGGCGAAGCTCTTTAGTCAGTGATGGCGGTAGTTTGTCGTTATTGACCTCGTAGACTGCAAACCTTCTATCATAACGTTCTATCAAAAACGCGTCAGGGTGGTTCGAAGTGAAAAGATAGTTGAGACACGACCGTACCGAGTATTGCGGGATGTATTTCTCATCGATCCACAGTGTTTCACGCGTGATCATGTTCTTGATATTGTCGGCGTGCTCGCGTTTCATCGTCCCGGTTATCTCATCGCCGAGCGCGAACTGCTTGTCTTTGGCCCAGTAGTTGTACTTGCTATATAACTCGTCCTGCCCTATCTCGGTAAAGTTCTCGCCGTATATTTTGCCCATGATCTTACCTAAGTAGGTCTTACCGGTGCCGGTGCCGATCGACCAGAGAACGACAGCGGTGTAGAGTTTAGTACCAGGGTGTTGCAGCGGATAGGCAAGCCACTGCAGAAACCACTGGCGAAAGTTATCGTGGTCGTTCTTGAACATGTGGTCGAGCATTTTTAAAAACGGCTTAATGCTGCCGCGCTTTGGCTTGAACGGGTAGCCCGGCCAGGTGTTGATGCGGTCGCCGATCTCAGCCGGTCCACCTGGCTGGTAGATAAAATCTTTATACTCACGCCGCGCGGCCCAGGCCAGCCACTCGTCGAACACTTTAAGCCGTTTGATTTTCTCGCCGTTCTTAGTCTCTTCGACACGCTCAATGACGACATTGTCGTAGCGCGCCTTAGCTTGTGTCAATGACATGATGTCTTTGTACTGCAGATCGTAGAACGAGCAAAGACTGTATATATAGGCGCAGCGCGCATTGAGCTCGTGTAACGCAATCGATTCTTTATATTCGATCGTCGGCAGCTCTTTGAACTCATCGATACTATGCTCGAGCAGGTAGTCGTCTAATCCTATTTTCTTATCTGATGGCGGGAGCTGTACCGTGTAGACCATCGCACCTTGTTCTGCCAGGCGGCGACTCAAACGATGCTGCGCTTTTCGTACTTGCTCGTTGTTCTGCAGGTCATTGTCAAAAACTATATAGACATTGCGCGCGCGCCAGTTGATCTGCGCCAGGTCTTTGATGAGATTGGTACCGAGTTTTTTCGATTGAAACGACCACACGCCACCGAGCGCGATGCAGGCAAGACCGTAATGACAGGCCGCCGCGGCTTTCTTCTCGCCTTCTGTGATATAGATATCGACGTCAGGATCTTCGATCACCTGGCGCCAGGTTGGTTTGATTAACGTGCGCGGAAAAAACGCTGCAGGTGGCGTGCCTGCCGGCTGCCAGTATTTTGCTTTGTGCTGTTTGTCAAAACCGCTTTGCTCTTCACGAAAGAGCCGTATACGAAAATACTTTGTTTCTTTTCCGTCGACGTCGAAGTAAGGAATCTTATAACAGAAACGAATCTTGTCGACATCATCGAAGTCTTTGAGAATTTTCTTGATGTCTTGCTTGGCGAGTGTTTTGAACTTGAGTCTTGCGCGAATGCGTGAATGATTGAGGCCGGAGCGCTCCAGGTCTTGATTTGTGTTGTCGATCATGTTGCGAATCTCCCAAAATAAACGATACAGCGTGCCCTTCTAACTATAGCAGATGACGTCGATACAGAAACTTGTATTAGCATTTCATGATCGACGATGTACAACGAATAAACAAAAAGTAAGATATGTAGCTGTATTCAAAACATAAAATTTATTTTTTTAAAAAAATTTAGAACCACCTCTTCAAAATTTAGAACCACCTTTTCGCAACTATTTTTTGGAACATGCTAAAAAAGACCAAAATACAAAACGTAGTTTTATTTCCATACAGCAGTTTTTAAAATTTCAGCGAAAAAGGCCAAAATTTAGAACCACCTAAAAATGGCCGGTCCTAAATTTACAGCAACAAATGGCGTAACGGTGTCGATAGCGTATACTGCAAATCCTTAATTGATCTAGCTTTGCAAGCATGGCAGGGCTAAAACACTATGTTTCGCTTTTGTTTTAAAGTATCGTATCGTATCGCTATTGTGATACGCGTCTGACCCCTATTTTTACAGCATATATCTGTTCTGTATCTATGTATCCCCTTTAAGAAGAAGAAGAAGAAGAAGAAGAGTAATAAGTAAGTAAGTATATAGTGCGGGGATAGGAGGTGCGATAACAAGATACAATACGATACAACGCGATACGATACTTCGATCGCAGACAACAAACACCCGGCCATTCAGGCTGTTATCGTTGTGCTATACTGCTGGCATGAGCGGATACTTCTCGATAGATTTAAAAATACATGTGCGCGAAGCAACGCGGTATCTGTCGCGTGCTGAACGTGTTGTGATACCGAAGGCAATGGCGCGTACGCTGAATCGTATTACGCAGCCGTCGTTGAATGTTATCGTTAAGCAGATAACGCAAGTATCCAGGCTTAATAGGCAGCGGATCAAACGTAAGTTGTTTGTTGCTGCGATGGCAAGACCAAACAATACCTCCATGTTTGTTATCGTTAGGGCAAGACCTGGCGTTGAGAATTTGATTGAGTGGGTGGCACCAAGTAAGCGTAACCCTAAAGCGTTTCGGAAACGCGATCGCAAAGGTAACTATCGTTTCAAGGGTGTTAAGTCTTCGGCGTGGCAGCGCAACAAAGAGTACAAAGGTGCGTTCATTGGACGTGGTCAAACCAGTGGTAAGCTTCTCGTCTTTGCACGTACTGGGCCGAAGCGCACGGCAAAGCTTAAGGCGTTACGCGGGCCGTCGGTTCGCCACTTGTTTAAAAAGTTCTACCGGCAGGGTGTGTTGCGCAGGGAGATTTTAAAGCGTTTCCCGCGTGAGTTTGAACGTAATTTAAAATTCTACATTTCGAAGTTAAAGTAGAGTCGAACATAACGGTAGGTATGTGATGTTGAGTACAAAGAGAAAGCTGTTTTTGGCGTTGGTCTATTGCGCGATTCCTTACGTCGCTGCAGGACAGCCCATATCAGGCGATTTCAGGTGTTCGGTAGTACCTACCTACTGCAAAGCGGCGGGTCCTTCCCAGAGAGGCTTAGGCGTGGGTGCGGATGCTTGCGGTTTTTGCCTAGTTCTGAACAAAATATAGTCACGTAGTAGAGAGTCTTTTAAAATCAAATGCCTACGCATCGAGACAAAATCACGAAACTGACAACATCGCAGCTGTCCGAGCTGACCGGGTTCGACACAGCAACGATTCGTAAGCGTCTTGGTGGCCTCGAGCCGGTCGAGAAGAACAACCGTTGCAAACTGTACGAGCCGCGTGCCGCACTGCAGCTGCTGTATGGCCAGGCCAACAATCCGCAGCAGGAGAAGGCCAGGCTTGATAAGCTGCGCGCCGACAAGGTCGAGCTGGATCTCCAGGTCATGCGTAAAGAGCTTGTCGAAGTCGAAGCGGTAGCAAAAGCTTGGACTGACATGGCTTTCGCGCTTAAAACGCGTATCATGACGATACCGACTCGTGCCGCGCCATTGGTTTTTGGTTGCAAGACGATACCGCAAGTTAAAGCCGAGCTGGAAGAATTGTTTATCGAGGTACTGAATGAACTCGCCGACGCCGACACAGATAAGCTATGTGGTCTCAAAGTTTCAAAGCGCGATACGCCCGCCAAAACGACTAAGCGTAAGCGCGTGGGCCGACGCAAAAAGGATTCTAAGTCGTAGCATCTCGCCTGAACCTGGTCGCTGGCGTACGGACCGCACGCCATACTTGCGCGAAATTATGGATACGATGTCTGATGCAGACACTGAGCAGACAGTGTTTGTCAAATCCTCGCAAGTAGGCGGTACCGAGACGATCAACAACATCGCGGCGTATTTCATCGAGCATGATCCGGGGCCGATGATCATGGTCCAGCCGACGGTCGAGATGGCAAAAGACTGGAGTAAGGACCGTTTCGCGCCGATGATACGCGACATGCCCGAGCTGTCGGCATTGATCAAGGAAGCCAAGTCACGTGACAGCGACAATACGATTCAACAAAAAATCTTTCCGGGCGGCAGCCTGGTGGTGGTCGGCGCTAACAGTCCTTCTGGCCTGGCCTCGAGGCCGCGGCGGATCGCGCTGCTCGACGAGGTAAGCCGTTACCCATTGTCCGCCGGCACTGAAGGTGATCCGGTTGGGCTTGTCAAAGCGCGAACTAAAAATTTCTGGAATCGAAAAATATTTTTGTGTTCGACACCGACGGTCGAGGGTATCTGCCGTATTACCGATGCGTTTGAGGAATCTGATAAACGCTACTACCACGTGCCCTGCCTGCATTGCGGCGAGTACCAGCGTCTCAAGTTCAAACAACTCAATTGGCCGGACGGCAAGCCGGACGAGGCGGTCTATGTCTGCGCCGAATGTGCGTGCGTGATTACTGACAAAGACAAGCCGATGATGTTGCGCGCTGGCAAGTGGGTTGCAACGAAAGAGTTTAGGGGTATCGCCGGATTTCATATCAGCGAGCTGTACAGCCCCTGGGTGACGTTTGGCAAGATCGCAACCGATTTTGTTAACGCCAAGCGTTTTCCGGAGAAACTGCAGGTATGGGTCAATACGTGTCTGGGCGAGGTATGGAAAGACAAGGGCGAGACGATCAAGGCCGAGGTACTCTATGCGCGGCGTGAAGTGTACGGGCCTACCGTGCCGGAAGATGCGTGGATCCTGATTGCCGGCGTGGACGTGCAGAAGGACCGTATCGAATGCGAAGTCAAAGCGTTTGGCCTTGAGCAGGAAAACTGGTCGATGGCTTATGAGGTGTTCTACGGCAGCCCCGCCGAGGCCGATGTGTGGGAGCAGCTCGAGGATTTTCTCGAGATGACTTACACGCACGCGCTTGGTTTTGAGATGCGCATAGCCGCCGCCGGCGTGGATACAGGCGGACTTCATACCGCGGAAGCCTATAAGTTTTGTAAAAAGCACGAGCGTCGGCGCGTCTACGCGCTGAAAGGAATAGGTGGTTATGGGCGGCCATTGGTAACTAAGCCGACGCGCAGTAACGTGGAGAAAGTCAACTTGTACGGTGTCGGTGTCGACACGGCAAAAGAGCTGATTTACGCGCGGCTTTCGATCAAAAATCCGGGGCCAGGTTATATGCACTTTTCGACTGATAATTCGCTCGATTATTTTAAGCAACTTACTTCTGAAAAACGTGTCGTATCAATCGTTAACGGAAGAAAAGTGCTGCGTTGGGTACTCAAAAAGAAACAAAAGAACAATGAGGTTTTGGACATCAACAACTACATCTTTGCAGCGTATAAGATCCTCAATCCGAACATCGAGAAAATCAAGGCGCACTACATGCAGAAGTTGCAGCGCGGCCAGGCAACAACTATAGTTGATCCTGATACGCCGGTGAAACGCATTTTAAAAAAGCGCAAACGGCATCGTAAAAAACCTAACTTTGTGACAAAGCACCGTGGATAGTACAGCAGACATACCTGACATCGAGCCGAGCGAAGCGCAGCAGGGACTGACGTGGAAGTGGAAGCGCGCGCTCAATCATTACCCGGCCAGTAGCTGGGCGCTGACCTACACGTTTATCAACGCGACTGCAAAATTTAGTTTTAACGCGACGAACGATAACGACGACCACCTGGTGTCGGTCGCGGCGGCCACGACTGCAGGTTACACGCCAGGTGACTACCATTGGCAGGCAGTGGTTACGGATGGTACGAATAAATACCTGGTCGCAGAAGGCCATTTGACCGTCATCGCCGATTTTGCCGCGGCGTCGACATACGATGCCAGGTCGCATGTTAAAAAAGTTCTCGATGCGATCGAGGCGGTCATCGAGAACCGGGCCAGTGAGGATCAGCAGAGCTACACGATCGAGGGTTTCGCGCTGTCGAAGACAAACATTACTGATCTGCTCGAGTTGCGGGACAAGTACCAGCGACTCTACAATAATATTTTAAAACGCGAGGCGATCGAGAAGGGCGAGACGGGTAAAGGCAAAATAAGGTTTCGATTTTGAAAATGCGTAGAATGACAAGACGGCGCCGGTCGTTCGCTGCTGGCGAGCTGAACCGGTTCACCGAGTCTTGGGTGTCGGCACCGGAGTCGATCGACCCTGTTCTGTACCGCCAGCTCAACGTGCTCAAAGCCCGCGCCAGGCAGCAGGTAATGAGCAATGAGTACGTGGCGCATTTTGTCAACATGCTGCAGCGCAATGTTGTCGGCAGCACTGGCATTGTGCTCCAGGCGCAGATTAAAAACCGCAAGGGTAAGCTCGATAAACTGGCCAACGCTTCAGTCGAGGAAGCCTACAAGGACTGGTCTAAGAAAGCTAATTTCGATGTGTCAGGCAGGCTGTGTAATCGTGAGTTTCAGCGGCTCGTTATGTCCTGCTTGGCTACCGATGGCGAGGTGATCATACGCAAGCATCGCGGGTTCGAACACTCGCGATACATGTTCGGCGTCGAGATAATTGACTCGACGCTGCTCGATGTCGAGCTGAACGAGTCGCTGCGAAATGGTAACGTGGTCAGGATGGGCGTGGAACTCGACAAGTACCGCCGGCCTGTGCGCTATTATTTTAAAAATGTCGACACGCGCACGCAGCATGGGCTGTCGCTCGATGGGCGTTATACTGTCGTCGATGCCGGCGAGATCATCCACTGCTACGAAAATCGATTTACGAATCAAACGCGCGGGATTCCGTTAATCGCGACAGCGCTGATGCGCTCTGGTATGCTCGATGGGTACGAAGACGCTGCCGTGGTGGCGGCTAGGATCGGTGCGAGCAAGCTCGGCTGGTGGAAGACACCGACGGGTGATCAGTACCTGGGCGATGACATCGACGAGGACGGCGCGATAATCGATGAGGCTGAACCCGGTGTGATGGGTCAGGTTGCAGGTGACGCCGAGCTGGTTGAGTGGAACCCGCGCTATCCGAATACGGACCACGCGCAGTTTATGAAAATCTGCCTGCGTGGCATGGCGGCGGGTTTAAACGTAGGTTATAACACATTGGCCAACGATTACGAGGGCGTCAACTATACCAGCTTGCGCGCATCTGCGATTGATGAGCGCGAGATTTGGAAGCTGCTGCAGGACCGGTTGATTGAAGACATCATGCAACCGCTCTATGATGAATGGCTAGAGATCCAGCTCGGTATCGGGACTTTAAAAGTTAAAGGCAGCGCGTTGCCGGCGTTCGCCGCGGACAAGTATAAGCAGGTGCGGTTCCAAGGCCGGCGCTGGCCGTGGGTGGATCCGCAGAAAGACATCGACGCCAGTATTAAAGCGATTGATCGTAACATGACGACGGTGACGCGCGTGATTCGTGAGCGCGGTGACGATCCCGAACAGGTTTGGCTCGAGCGTAAAAACGAGCTCGAGCGGATGCAGGAGTTGGGTTTGTCGACGCAACAAGTTGTTGACACCAGCGCAGAATCTGCTATGAATGACGATAAAGAGGACATGAGCGATGAGTCAGAACAAGACGAGCCTGGCGGTCAAGAAGACGCTTGATGCGCCGGTTGAGTTTCGCGACATCAGTTTGCGCGATGCGCACATCGATGACGAGGCGCGAACAGTTGAGGTCGTGTTCAGTACCGACGCGCCGGTGCGGATGTGGTATGGTACTGAAGTGCTGATGCATGGGCAGGATAATGTGAGGCTTGATCGGATAATCGATGCCGGTCCTGTTCTTGTCAATCATTTTTCAGACGAGCACGTTGGTACTGTCGAGAGCGTCAGTGTCGATGGTTCGAAAGGACGCGCGGTGTTGCGGTTTGGCAATTCGGCGCGTGCTACAGAGATTTTTAACGATATCAAAGACGGCATTCGTAAATCCGTTTCAGTCGGCTATCGTGTCTATGAGTCCATTGTTGAGAATGCAGACGATGACACAGTTAGCACTGTTTACCGGGTTACAGATTGGGAGCCGCTCGAGATCAGTATCGTTGCCATGCCCGCCGATACGGGCGCCAAGGTTGGGCGTGAAAACGCGCCTGCTACCAATCAATTTGTAATTTATGAGGAAAGAACAATGCCTGACAAGCAAAAGACAACCGAGCCGGACAAGAAGAAAGAGCCGGTTATTGATGTGAATCTCGAGCGTGAGAATGCGCGCCAGGCGGAACGTGCACGGGTTCGTGAGTTGCTAGTGCTCGGCGAGAAGTTCGACCTGGCCGATGAGGCGCAGCGGTTTATCGATGACAGTAAATCGGTTGAAGACTTCAACCGGCTGATCATCGAAAAGCTGTCTGACGAGTCGCAACGCTCCGAACCTATCACGCAGCTTGGGCTGACGCAGCGCGAAGTCAAACGCTACTCGCTGTTCAACGCGGTCCGGGCGCTGGCGCGCAAGGACTGGAAAGGTGCCGAGTTTGAATACGAGTGCAGCGAAGCGCTCGAAGATCAGATCGGGCGCAGCGCACGCGGGTTGTTCGTACCCTGGGAAATTCAGCGCGACTGGAACACTGACAGTCAGCGCGCTACTCCGCCGATGAACACCATCGATCAAGCTGACCTGGTCGATACTCAATACATGGGTAACCAGCTCATCGACACATTGCGTCCGCGCAGTGTTGCGTTACGCGCCGGCGTGGTTACGATGGGTGGTCTTGTCGGTAACGTCGAGATTCCGCGCAAGACTATCAACGCCGCGTTTGGTTGGTTGGGCGAGGATGATGACCAGGCGGACACCGATATCAAGACCGGCATGCTGACACTGACCCCGCGCATCATCGGTGGTGGTGTGCCGATCACCCGGTCTCTTCTCAAGCAATCTTCGCTCGATGCTGAGAACTTCGTGCGGATGGACATCGAGCGCGGTATTGCGCTGGCTATCGATATCGGTATTTTGAATGGCTCAGGCGCGGCCAACCAGCCGACTGGTATTTTAAATACTACCGGTGTCGGTACCGTTACTATTTCAAGTGCGGGTGATCCGACCTGGGCCGAAGCCGTTGCGTTTGAAACAGACGTGGCTGAGGCCAACGCCGATGTCGGTACGCTTTACTACATTACTCGCCCGGCTGTTGTCGGCAATATGAAAGTTAAGTCCAAGGATTCTGGTAGCGGCAGGTATGTCATGGAGAACAACCAGGTTAATGGCTACGACGTGCTGCGCACTACGCAGTTGCCGACCAATACGATCCTGTTCGGCAACTTCGCCGATACGATCCTGGCCATGTGGGGTGTGCTCGACATCACTGTCGACCGGGCTACCAAGGCCAAGTCTGGCGGTATTGTGTTGCGAGCGTTCCAGGATGCCGATGTCGGCGTGCGTCACGGCGCGAGCTACTCCAAAAACGCTTAATCAATAACGCGGCTGTGTGATGCAGCCGCGTCACTCTTGGAGATTTTAAAAATGGTAATGGTAAGTAAAAACATTCCGAAGTATCTTTCAAACGTGTTGGCGCTTGAGACTGCGGTGATTAAGACGACTACCAATGGCGCGTCGGTTGATCTACAGAACAAAGAGGGTGTGGCGTTCTATGCTGTTGTCGGCGCGACGGGCGACACACTCGGTGGTTCTGCCTATTTCGAGCTCGAGTTGCAGGAGTCTGCGGATAACTCAACTTGGACTGCGGTTGCTGATGCTGACATCGAGAATCCGGTATCCGGTACGAACAACACTGGTACCTATGCGAAGATCGATGCGAACACCAAGGACCAGACTGTTTACGTCGGCGAGTATCGGGGCAGTAAACGTTATGTACGTACTGTTGTACGTGCTACAGGCTCTCACGCCAACGGTACGCCGATCGGCGTCGTTGCGTTGATGGGCAACAGGGTGGTCTGATATGAAACACGTTAAAATTAAAATACTGCGTGGTACTCAGGTTGGCAGCAGGCCGTTGAAGGTCGGTCAGGTAGTGAAGCTGCCGGAACAGGATGCGCTGCTGCTTGTAAGCTACGGTAAGGCTGAGCTGCATGTAGCCGCACCTGAGCCTGAAGACGTTGGACCTGTCGATGATGGTGATGAGCTAGACGGGTTGCTCGACGATGACGACGAGTCACCTGCAGACGAGCCAGCGCCGAAAAAACGCGGGCGAAGCAGGCCGCGGCGTAGTGGGTAATGGCGATTGCCAATGATATCAAGGCGGTAATAGCGGGCAGCCCGTTTGCAAAGGAGGCAGTGGTAACGTGGAAAGGCAACCCGCTTACCGCGGTGTTCAGTGATTACTACATTGATGCGCAAGGCATGGAGTCCAGCGTACCGCATTTGATTGTTGCGGACAGTAACGTGAGTGGGATTGCCCACGGTGATGCGGTGACGGTCGACGGTACAGCGTATACGGTTCGAGGGCTGGAGCCGAACGGCTTTGGTTTGACGTTAGTGATCTTGGAGCTTGACGCATGAGCAGTTTGCACCGTGCTGAGCATATTCTCGAGGCGGTCAAGGCCAGGCTCACCGGGCTTGCGACGACGGGTAGTAATGTGCAGCGTGCCAGGGTTTATAATTTTGCAGATACGGTACGCGACGCGTTGACTATTCAGATGGGCGCTGATGCGCCGATCGACCAGGCCGGTGATGGTAACATCGCGTTTCGCGATCATGTGCTTGAGGTCCAGGTCACGGCGCATGTGAAAAGTACAGCGATCGATACACGGCTGAATTTAATTAAAGCTGAAGTGATTGTCGCGATGCTCCAGGACCGTACGTTAGGGCTGAGTTATGTCATCGACACGGACGAACAGGGCTGGCAGGCGCCGATTATGACGGATGAATCAGACATGCGCGCAGCACAGTGTACAGGTATTTTTACAGTGCATTACCGTCGCAGCTACAATGATCCAACGCAGTAGGTATTTTAACTATGTCAGACAAACCGAAGATCCCATGTAATCCTGGCAAACCCGGCAGCTCAACGGTCGAGACCGGTAATAAACCGGTAAAGACCGGTAACAAACAGAAAGGTAAGTGACGATGGGAAGTCTATTAATAAACAGGCAGGTAATTCTGCTCAAACTTGAATCGACTTACGACACCGATGCGAACCCGTCAGCCAGCGCCGATTCTTTGATGGTTGAGAATCTGGCGTACAGTAACGAAGGGTTGCGCATGGTTGAGCGCCCGGCGATCCGCACGACTCAAGACCAACTCGCGCAAGTCTATGGCGGTACGAACGGTACGATTACGTTTGACGTTGAGTTGAAAGGCGCAGGCGCGACATACAGCGCTTCAGTCAAGCCCGAGATCGACGCAGTGCTGCAGGCCTGCGGTATCTCATCGACACTCGATACAACCGGCGGTTCAGAATCTGTTACGTACAAACCGGTTTCAGCCGCTGCAGCCGCACACAAGTCAGCGACCGTCTATTTTTATCAAGACGGGCTGCTTCGCAAGATGACCGGCGCGCGCGGTAACGCGTCATTCAACATTAAAAACGGCGAGATCGGTAAAGTCAGTATATCGCTGTTTGGCCATGTGACCACGCTTTCTGATGCGTCGTTGCCGACACCGTCCTACGATTCTGTTGTACCACCTGTCTGTATCAACGGTAGTGTGGTGATTGGCGGTACATCAGTTACTGTGTCCGGGATCAGCTGGGATTTAAACAATGAGATTGTTCAGACTGAGGATCTGAGCGGGTCAGAAGGGTATGGGCCGATCATTATTAAATCGCGTGATGTCGCCGGTAGTTTCGATCCTGAGCGCGAGTTGGTTGCAACAGAGCCGTTTGACGCCGATTTGCGATCAGGTAAGCAGATGTCGTTAGCGTCCGGCACGATCGGCGGTACGCAGTATAATCGCTACTCGGTGACGTTACCTAAGGTTTCGTATCGTGACATTGGTGAAGGGGACCGGGATGGTATCTTGACTTATGACATCAGTTTCGGTGCTGAGATCAACTCAGGAGATGACGAGTTCAGCCTGGTATTTAATTAATTTCAAAACTAGATAGGTGAAACAATGCCTCTGAAAATAATTGAGTCGCTTGGGCCCGAGTGGTTTACGCCGGCAGGGTTCGAAGAAGACAGCGAGCCGCCACAGTTTAAAATCCGCCCGCTTTCGCAGCTGCGCTATCTTGAAGTTTTAAACTCTGCGTATATCGACAAGAACGGCGAGCCGCAGCTCGATAATGAGCAGATCGTTATGGCGTTGCGGTACGGCGTGGTGGGTTGGCGTAATGTGCAACGTAGCAACGGCACAGCGATGCCGTTCTCGCTTGCCAATCTCGAGAAACTACCGGCCTCATTGCTTGGCGAGATTGCAACCGAGATCATATCGCGTTCGGAGCTGTCGGAGGATCAGGAAAAAAACTCATAATCGCTGTCGTGGTCTCGACAGAAGACACGGCGTTTAATTGCAGCACGTGCCAGCATCGACATTGTGACAGCGAGGGGAAACTACCAGGTAGCAACGGGCCTGCGCCGGTCAAGATGTTCGCGATCGACGGGCTGGATGAATCGTATAACACTTGTTTGTTGCCGATGATTACTAAATTTTCGGCGTTGATGTTGAAGTTGTACGGGCACTATAAAAAAGGGTTGTTGCCATTCCGCGGCGGCGCGATGGAGCAGCCTAATTGTTATCTCGACGCGATGCAGGTGATCGAGACATGGCTTGCAAAGATCGAGGCTAAACACTACGAGGAAGCCAGGCGGCGGCGATGAGTAAAGATATCAAGGTTGAGATTGGGGCCAAGAATAAAACAGCGAAAGCGTTCAACGCTGTTCGCGGCTCTATCAATCGTCTTAAAAAATCAGTGTTCAGTCTTAAGGGCGCCTTGGTCGGGCTGGCCGGTGCGTCTGGCATTGGTCTGTCTGTACAATCCATTCTTGATTACGCCGATGCGATCGACAAGGCGCGCAGGCTTTCAAATTTGTCTGCAGAAGCGCAGCAAAAGTGGAATTTCGTCGGTAACCAGTCCGGCGTGACGGCAGAAGAGATCGCGAAGTCGCTCGGTAATTTTGAAAAACGGATATCGAAATTACGCGAGAAGACTGGTGCGCTTTATGGGTTCTTGAAGATCAACAATACCGCATTTCTCGAGCAGCTTAAAAATACTAAAGACACAACCGAAGCGCTTGATCTATACATTGCCAAGCTTGGGCAGATGGACAAGCGTTCACGTGGCGCGTTTGTCGATGCGGCGTTTTCTTCAACTCGACTGTTAAAGATTTTTCAAAATGGCGTAGGTGATTTTAAAAACCTATCTGACCAAGCCGAGAAACTCGATATTATTTTGAGCAATAAGCTTGTGTTGTCGATGGCCAAGACTAAAGATGAGTTGGCTATTGTCGGGTTCCAGATGCGTAAAGTCTGGGCTGAGGTAATACACAAACTGACTCCAAGCATCATTGAGTTTTCCCAGGCCATAAGCCGTAATCGTAAAGTGCTTGCTGAACTTGGTGAGGCGCTTATTACTGTTATCCGTTTTCTCGGCAGGATGGTTAAGGCATATCGCGATGCGTTTGCAGCTATAAAACAACAAATAAACTCATTGCGTGTAAAGTCGTTGACTTCTGATTTTGACTCACTGATAAAAAGAGCCGAGGCATTACGTCGTAAACGTGACGAGTTGGTCAGGCTTGCTTCTACACCTGCTGTGCAAAATCAGAAGGGCGGCATGGAGTTGATAGCTAAACGTATCAAAGCTGTTGACGATAGGTATAGATCACTGCGCAAGCAGATGGAGCAGGTCAATAAATTGCAGCAGGAGATAGTTTTCGGCCCTGCTGCAAAACAATCTGAAAGTAAGATGCCAGAGAGTTTAAGGAATCGGGTGTTTGATGTAGCGACGGGCAACTTGCCCGATCCTAAAAAAGGCGCTGCGGCGGCGAAAAAGAACGACGCGCTGAACCAGCGCTTGGCGTCGCAACTCGACAGCGTCAGGCAATATCTGATGTCGCGTGAAATGATTGAGGTACAAGCTAACGAGCGACGTAAACAAATCATTCAGCAAAACTTTGAACGTGGGCTGTTAGATGAACAATCCGCCAAGCTCTTACTCGAAGACCTCGAGCGCCGGCACCAGGAAAACTTGACGCAGATAGTCAACAAGGGCGAATGGCAGCGCATGCAGTTTCAAAAACTCACGCGTCGTGAGAAAGCGCGTTCTATGCTGGGTGAGTTGTCTTCGATGATGTCAATGATTCAAGTTACGGACAAGAAGACGTTTCGCCTAAGCCAGATCGGCGCGATCAGCCAGGCCGTGCTGTCGGGTATGGAAGGCGCTGCAAGATCGATGCGCTTCGGCATTCCGCTTGGTCCGATCTTCGCGGCATTGTCTTGGGGCATGTCGCTGATTCGCATTGCGCAGATCAAGTCGATGAAATACGGCAAGAGCAGCGCAGGCGGCGGTGGCGGTGCGGCTTCGGCACCGAATTTAAATGCAGCGACCAACGCTATCAACAAGATTCCGACAAACCTGCAGCAACGGCCTAAGACGATCCTGATCAACCTGGGCGATGAGCGCTACAAATCGACCGACACGATCCGCATGCTGATCGAGGACATCAACGAGGAGCTGGCGGATAGCGGTAAGGATTTTAATTACGCGGCGGCATAGTGATGGCAGCAACGATTGCGTATAACAACCTCTTTACAGACAGCAGCGCGACTGTCACGGCCTCGAGCGCCGCCACAAACTTTGATGCGGCCAATGCCTATGATTGGTGGCTGTATGATGCTTGGAAACCGTCAGCAACAGGCCCTGCAACGTTTGAGGTGTCATTCGCATCGAACCAGGCGTGCGACTACTTTGGCATTGTCGGTCACACGTTGGGTACCGACGGCCACCCGTACTCGTTTGAATACTGGGACGGCTCAGCCTGGCAGGTCGTACAGGCCGCCACGCCAAGCAACGACAACATTATATTCGGTGTGTTCACGCAGCAGAACCGTACCAAGTACCGTTTTAATTTTAACGTGCCTGCCGGCCAGACGCTTGGCCAGATAGCGCAGCTCATGTGCGGCGCCAGGCTCGATTTGCCCTACGGCATGCAGCCTGGATTCCCGATTCCAAACATGACGTATAATTACAATGTCCAAAATCAAGAAAGCATCGGCGGCCTGCTGCTTGGTAGTACGCTGATCGCGAAGGGTGAGAAGTTCGAGATTGCCCAGCCAGGTGTCCTGGATCCGACCTATGTCCGCTCGACTTTAAAACCGTTCCTCGATCACGCGATTGAGAAACCGTTTCTGTTTTGCTGGGATACCACGAACTATATCAATGAAACAGTCTACGCGCACATCGATGGCCCGCCACCGCCGCCAACGCATGAGTCCGGCTTGCACATGACTTTTAAATTACCGTGTGTTGGAGTGACAAAATGAGCCTCGAGACGAATCGAAAAAAGCCTGGCAAACAGCCGATTACGTTTGTTGAATTGCAAATGGACACGTGTCTCGAGGAATACAACGTTGCGCCATGTCAGCCGAGCCCTGTACAGCCCGCTGCGCTGCGCTGTTTCAAGACGTTTGCAACCTGCCAGGACAAGACGAACTATCGCAAAGGCTGCAAGCCGTACTTCTTTTGCTCACCGACTGCGAAACTGCCTGCCATTGCAGGCTGTAACGTTTTTTATCCGTGCATGGTAGGCAGCCCTACTTTCAAAGCAACGGCGATCGAACCAGGTAAGGGCATTGGCTCGCTTGGCAGCGTCACGTTGACGTTTCAAGACTTCCGCCACCACGATCGCGGTGTTGACCCGTACGTGTCTGGCCGCAGCTATACGCCGGAAACACAGGGCACATTCTGGACCAAGTTTCTCGCGCGTAACAAGTACTACAAGGACCGTATTTTGATAGTCTACACCGGCTATTACAGTGAGCCGTTTGATTGCGAGGCGTTTGAGAAGCGCACGTTTGTCATTACCGACATACAGGGCCCAAACAGTAAGGGCCTTGTAACGATAACCGGCAAAGACATTCTTGCACAAACTAATTTTGATAAAGTGCAGGTGCCGGCGGCCAGCTCCGGCAAGCTTGCCGCTGATATGGATACGTCGACAACTACACTGACGTTGCAGACGGGGCAGGGCAGCGAGTATGTCGGTGGATCTCGCGTGCGTATAGGCAAGGAGCTGATCGACTACACTGGCGTATCGGGCGATACGCTGACAGGCGTCACACGTGCGACAGTCAACACAACTGCCGAAAGCCACTCTGCCGGCGACACGGTGCAGCTTTGCAAGGTCTACAATAATGTCAATATCGTCGATATCATCTACGATCTTTTAAAAAACGAGGCAGGCCTCGATGACGCTTACCTGCCCTATAACAACTCGACGACCAGTCCGGACCTTTGGGACACGGAAAAACAGCTTTGGCTGCAGACGCACAATTTCACGCGCACGATCCACCAACCCACCAGTGTACGTAAGCTGCTCGACCAGCTTGTCGAAGTTGGCTATGTGAATCTGTTTTGGCACCAGGTCGATGCCCAGGTCAAGCTCATCAGCATCTCGCCGCCAGTTGCGAATCTGCCGTTGAAAGTGCTCGACGATACCAACCACTTTGTGCGCGACAGTATTAAAATCAAGCGTGACGACGCCAGACGTGTGAGCGAAGTCTGGGTCAATTTCGCTAAACGCAACCCACTCGATAACGACGAGTTTAAAAACTACCACATTACGCAGATCAGCGTAGACAGCGCGTCGGCCAGCGATAATGCTAATGGCCGGGCGGTCAAGCGCATCAATACCGACTGGCTCGATGCTAACAACACAGCTCTGGCTGGCGCCCTGGCGGGCCGCACGCTGAACCGGTTCTCTGAGCCGCCGCGGTTGATCACGTTTCGCCTGTCGGCTAAAGATGACTATGACGTCGGCGATCTGATCGACGTCAAGACAGCGCAATTGACTGACGAGTACGGGCAGCCTGCAACTGTGCGTTTTGAAATAACACAGCGTAAAGAAGTTAGACAAGGTGCAGAGTACGAGTACACGGCTCTCGAGTCGAATTACACGGGCCGTTACTGTTTTATTGCGCCCAACAGCATAGGCGATTACTCGAGCGAGACCGCGGCGAATCGTGCGCGTTATGGGTTTATCGCGCCGAACAGTAACGTGTTTTCAGACGGTGAACCGGCTTACAAAATAATTTAAAAAGGTAAGACATGAAACAAAAACGTCCAGAAACGCACTATAATGTAGAGGTGCCAGGCAGCGCCATTGTGCCCTGTCCGCTGCAGCAGGGCTTCGCTGAAGTCTATGTGCAGTCAGGTTGTGTCGGGTGCGCTTATTTTAAAGGCTTTATGCAGATCGCGCCGGATGCCAAGCGTTTTTGCGAACGCTATAGGGTGGTCTGCAGTAAGCCGATTTTAAGATCGATACGAGAGGTTATAGGCTGATATGCCCTATACGTTTACAACCGTCGCAGACAGTGAGCTGGATCCGGAAAGCCCGCTTAACACCAATCTTGCGAACGCGTTTTACAAAAACCCGCTGGCAATCGTCGAAGGGGATGCGACCGCCAGCAGTTACCGCGTGCAGACTGCAGCGCTCGAGCAGGCATCAGGCAGCGAGGCGGTAACGCAGGCTTGTATGCGCGCCAGTTCCGTGGGCCAGGCTGAGATCAAGACCGCGACGGCGAGCAGCAGTGTTAATATTGTAAATGGCTCAACAGGCTCTTTGACTTTGACTGGCGGCACGTACTCAATGTATACGTGTAGCAGCACTAGTTCATCTGCGCGCGATGGAATACAGTTTGGTGCAGGCAACACCGCAGCGGGTGTGCTTGGGCTTGGTAATGACAGTGGTTCAAACGAGACGTTTTATGTCGACGAACGCTACATTCAATCCTCGCCACCCTACGGCGATCCCGAGACAAACGACCATTGGCACTTGTTCGTTTATTTAAAAATTAAAGACAAGAAGATCATAGCGGCCTGCGTGGCGCCGGATGCGACCTGGCACAATAACGGGCCGACGTGTATTCACGGCAAGCTCGAGGTCAGTGAGATCGAGGCCGAGCTCGGTGTTAAAGAAGTGCGCGAGTACTACCTGCACCTGGTGCGCAGTGGTGATGTTAAAAAGGCGCAGGACATACTCGACCAGGTGCGCAATGGTCCGCGCACGCACATTGAGCCTGATTTTAAACTCAAGCATGCCGATTGCGAACTGGAGCCGCACCCCTGGCACCATTCGCCGTTGCAGAAAGGCGAGAAGGTCGTAATGCTCGATCCGCGTGAGACGCATCGGTTGTTGTTTCTCTACGAGGGACTTGGCTCGAAGGATATCTTTAACATGGTGCTGGACGGCAAGATCAAGGTCACCAACACGTACAGCTATAAGCAGTTGCCTTCAGGTATTCTGTGCGCGGGGTTTAAACTATGAGTCTTTGCAAGGACTACGGCTATAACATATCAGTTGATACACTTGCGGACCTTCGCCAGATCGACGGCGGGGTTTATACTGACGATAAAAAGACTGTACTTGTTCGTGGCCACACTACTGTAGGCAAAGGAGGCGGCGTTTGGTATTGGGATAACAGCGACAGCAGTTCTGCAGACAATGACGGGACAATCGTTAAAGCGACAGGGGTTACTGTAGGACGTTGGAAGAGAACAGATATTGATGATTTGTCTGTTTTGGACTTTGGCGCAGATGACACTGACACAAACGATTCGGTTACAGCGTTTACAAATGCCGCAGCATTTGGCGTTGATATTATCATTCCTGAAGGAACCTACAAACTTGCTTCCGATGTTTCGATCGGTACAGGACGATGGATTATCAAGGAAGGTGTTACTTTTTCAAATAAGGAAGCGACGGGGAACAGGATAAAGTTTTTATCAGACGGCGGTATTGAGGTTTCAGGAGACAGTACCGACGCCACAGCAGGGCCGACAGTCAAAATATACAGGGACTCAGCGTCACCTGCTGCTAATGATTATATCGGCAGTGTGTTGTTTGAAGGTAACGATTCAGCAGGGAACAGGATAGCCTACGCTGAACTTGTTGCACAAATCACTGACGCTACTGACGGTTCAGAAGACGCGAAATTAATCCTGCGGACAATGGTTAACGGTACATTGACTGACGCACTGACATTGCCCGGATCTTCTGGAGGCGGTGGTTTAACTCTTATCTCAACACAAACAGCGTCTAGCAGTTCATCGCTTGATTTTACAAACGTGTTCGATGCAACTTATGATGAGTACATCGTTGAGTTTCAAAGACTAGTGCCTTCCGCTGGCGGCACTAATTTAAGAGCGCAAATATCAAACGATGGCGGCTCTACATGGCTTAACACTCTTTACACTTGGGGGGTTAGAGAAGTAACGGCTGGAGGTGCTTTAGGCACTTCTAACAGTTCCTCTGATTCGTCTTACCGTTTCAATTCCACAAATGTCGAGGGCAATGGGTATGCGGGATTGAATGGACGAATGAATATATTTGATCCGTTAGGGAAAGCTTTTGTATGGACTGCTGATATAACGCATACAGATGGCGCAAACGCCTACGCAATACGTAATTTTTGCGGTGGCGTCAGAAAAGACAGTTCAACGACAGGATACGACAGTATAAAATTTTATTTCGACGGTACTTCTAACATTGTTTCTGGAAAAATACGAATCTATGGAGTGACAAAGTGATTTTAGATAAAGAAACACACAGAGGATTTTTACTAAGTCTTTTAAAGAACGCAACGATAAACGGCGCACACATAGAGCACGCTTTTGAACTGTTGCAGGCAATTAAAAACGCCGAGGTCGAGCCTGAAGGCGTTGAAAAAGAGGATAAAGAAAATGACTGACATTTTTAACGCAAATGTGCAGATATACAGACAGAACCAAGGAATTCCGCTTGAAGTTTTTGGCGAAGATGCGAAGCACGGCGGTACGATCATTTATTGTAAACACTATAACGACGACGGTGCCACGTCACCAGAGTTCACGGGCTTCCGCGCACGGGGCACGATTGCAAACCCACAAAACGCGCAAGCAGGTGACGAACTATTGAAAATCGCTGCAGTTGGTCAAAGCGGCGATATTCCACAACAAGCAGGGTTCATTCAGTTCCGTGCGGCGCCAGGTTGGGGAGGCGGTAGTCCAAATGACGCGCCGTGTGAAATAGAGTTTGCAGTATCTCCGGATAACAGTGACGTACCTGATTTTGCAATGATTATTCGATCTGATAAAACAGTTGATATCGAAGGATCGTTACGAATTAGACATAACACAATGCTGTGGGCGAAAGACAGCAAGGGCAAACCGCTAGGACTTATGTATATGTCGCCAAATAATCAGACAACCTTGCAGCTCAACTTGAATGAGTTAAAAATGAGTGATGCAAAGATTATCTATGACGGAGGAGGGAAAATTACAGGTATTCGGGCTGTGATAAACGACAAGAACGGTACAATACCGTTTACAGAAGACTAATGCGCACAATAAAACACATCGTCATCCACGCAACCGCCACGCCACCTGACCTTGATATCGGTGTGAAAGAGATAAGGCGGTGGCACAAAGAAAAAGGGTGGAGCGATATCGGCTATCATTACGTGATACGCCGCGACGGCACGCTGGAATACGGCAGACCGCTTGAAAAGATCGGTGCGCATGTTAAGGGTTACAATAAACATTCAATAGGCATTGCTCTTGCTGGCGGGGTGAGCAAGTACGGAAAGCCTGAAATGAACTATACTAATGAGCAGATTCAAACAATGTTCGAGCTGCTTGGTTCTTTAAAATCAGACTTTCCTGAAGCGGAGATTTTAGGACATCGCGACTTTCCGGGAGTTAAAAAAGCCTGTCCGAGTTTCGATGTGCGAGAATTTTTAGACGAGCGGTTGGGGATATGAGATGCGGCCACTATTCAAAGACTTTACCTTCAAAGATTGGATTTACCTCGCCACGCTGGTGCTTGGTGGCGTGACTACAATAACCATGATCTACGGCAATGCCCTGGCCGAGAGACAGGCGAATCACCGGTACAGCAAGGAAAACCGTAAACTGATCTATGAAAAGACAGACGCGCTCAAAGACCTGATCAACGATAACAAGAAAGAGATCAGGCACAACCGGCGTATTCTGTATGATATTTTGAAAAGGGTGAAGTAATGCGCGAGTTTTACGACAAAAACAGGACGTACCTTTTCGGCACAGCGATCTTTATTACTGCGACTGTCGCACTATTCCTGAAATACATCGACGGCGCAACCTGGATGATGGCTGTGGGCGCTGCGGCAGGAATGTGGGGTATTAAGCGGACTGTGCAGGTTGTTTCTGATAACAAAACAAACATTAATACAGACGATACAGGGGAGTAGTTATGCCTAACTTCTGCATGTGCGACGATGACAAATGCCCGTACAAAGAAAAGTGCAAACGTCACATCGACAGTGGAACACGCCCTGACATATTTCAGTTGTGGGGATTTTTTGAAAAAGTGGGGTCGAGAAGAAAGCCTGAACATTGTAAAGGGTACATGCCAAAACGCGAATAGGTGACTTATGCTGGCAATCCTGGGGAAGCTAAAATTTTATCTGATATTGATTGCAGTGATCGTGGCGGGTGCTCTGTATATTAAACATCTGCTGCAGCAGAATGCAGAGCTGCGGATGTCGGCGGAGATTCTAGCGAAGTCCTACAAGCAGGAGCGTGAAAGAAACGAAAGGCTGAATGAATTG